CCTGCAATTGCCCCCAAATTTCAACTTCTCTCTGATCCCGACTAGGATTTTTGAGAGGAAAAATTGAACCTTCACCATCCGGATCGAATCTTCTACCAAGCCAAATGTCTAAAGTATCCATAACAAATCTAATATTTATACGTCGATTTGTGCACTTATCAAGCCCTAAATTGCATAACATTTCCCAGAAAATAGTCTCAGGATGCTCCTCTCCAGGGTCACCAATCCACTCATTATCTATACGAATTGCAAATGCAACAAGCATCTCAAGTACCGAACAGAACTCATATTTCTTAGAAATTTCTTCTAAAAGATCATCATTTTGGAAGTAATCTTCCCTCAAATATTTACCATCTTTAGCCCTGTCAGCATCTCTAAGAATGCAAGAATAAAATGAAGTTTGATGTAGAAGAATCATAAGATCCTCATAATTAGCCTTATGAAAATTTGCCCTATCTACAAGCCATTCTCCATATCTTTCCCATTCTTTTTGCAAATCATAATATGTCATCCATATAACACCTCCTTCCCATTATGAATAACGTGAAAAGAGAAAGGGCATGAAGCCCTCGCTCTTATTTTTTTTTGTATTTGATCCATCCAGGATTTTCTACCAAATCGTCATAATTAGTAGCCGCTTCAATCATAGCTTCTCCAATTTCTTTAGCAGTTGCTTTATCCCATCCAACACAATACTTGTCAAATTTGAAATTACCAATTTTCGCATTTTGCCAGAATTCAAGTCCAACACGGTCTCCATTTGTAACCACTTTTGTTTTAATTCTGCCATTAAGCACATGTTTCCGATAACCCAAATATCCAAGTCCAACCGCTGTTACTCCGGCTAAAGCACCTCCTACTGAACATTTGATCTCTTTTTCATGATTTTTGCACCAATTTTTTAATTTGTTTTTCATGAATGAATCCTCCTTTCCATTATAAGGAAAGAAAATGACGCGATCTAGTGATACTCAAAAGTCCGATGTAGTTTCTGAATCTCATAGATAGTATCAAGAGCATAGTTCCTGACAAATATAATCTGCTCCTTACTGTCCCGGAAGTTATACTTGTCAAGACAGTCGCCAATTAAATGTCCTGGCTCATCGATGATGTTATCATCTTCATCAGTTACAGTATCATCAAGATCATAGTAGAACAAGACTGCATTGTCATAATATGCCGGAATTTCACCAAGAGCATCTTCAGAAATGATTTTGGGAGGTCTGTTCATATTCGCCTGATGATCTTCAGTTGCCCGCTCAGCAATGGCTCTGTCACTCTGATCCTCTAAAGTTTCATCATTTTCCACGTCCCCATATTCCGGAGCATTCTCCTCAAGATCCTCTTTTGTCAAAGTTTTCTTTTTATACATAGTTGCATAATTAGTAGTCTGCTCGTGATTGCGAGTTAATTTCTCTTTAATATCAGCGGCCTTTTCCGGATCCATTTTGGGATCCTTGTCTTCTTCTGTTTCATTCTGCTGCTCAGAATTCTCTTCCTCCGGATTAACCTCGTCGCCATCAAAGAAATTTACCATTTCATGCATTTTCCCCTGATAATAGTTACTCATTTCATCGATCTCAGCGTCTGCAACTTCTTCATAGTGCTTTTTCCAGTAAGCTCTGGTTCCGAATACTCCGGCTGCTGCTCCTGCAACCAATCCACTTACAAATATAATTACATTTTTGGCTGTGCTATTCATTACTTTCACCTTCCTTTTCATCGTTTATAACATTTTTGGAAACCATAGAGTATACTAAAATGTCAAGAAGATCATTATGGCACTTTAAATTTTTATTTATTTCATGTAATTCATCACGTATATCCAACATTATACGAGTTGTTCTTTCTTCATATTTGTTAATCATTTACATATTTACTCCTTATTTAATTGACAACCTATAGTTAGTAGAAACATCGTTAATAGAAGTTGTCTCTTTAAAACAAGGAAACGCCTCAATCAACTGTTCGCCAACCTTACCAAGATCTTTTAATTCCATATCTTTTGGATAAAGTTTGAAATATCCTGTATTAACAGTACCTATTTTTGAATTAAAGAAATCTTCATCACTCATTCCGGTACTTATATGTAATGAAACATTAGACGATTTTGGTAACGATCTCTTTCCAAACTTCACAAATATATAACTTGCAACCCCAGCTCCGACTGCTGCCGATAATACTTCTTTCTTATGTTCTTTAACAAATCTTCTTATTCCCATGTTAAATTTCTCCTTTCGTGATATAAAGCTTTTACTTTTAGAACGTTACTTCAAGCTCTTTTATAGTTCCAAGCAAAGTAACTCTGGCATTCTTTCCAACTTTTGCTTCTTTTTTAACCTGATAACATAAATTACTTCTAGCCTGTGATTCAGAAATAGCAACTGTCTCACCCCGCCATTTATTAGATACAAGCTTATCAAAGATCATTACAGGTCCTTCATAAACATATCTGTGCTTTAATCCACTCATCTCAACTCCTCCTAAAAATAAAAAGAATAGCCGCCGTAGCGACTACTCCTCCTTTTTTAAACTGCTAACATACAGAGCAAATTCCTCTTTTAAATTCTCTGTAAGCACCTCTTCCTCAAACTGAGATCCACACTGTTCAAGGCAGCTTCTAAGAAACAGCTTTAAACCATTTTGGTCAGCTGCTTTTTCAAGCTGTCCTCTAAACTCTTCTCTCATTTCAGGAATTTTGGTATACATGTCATTTAAACTCATAATTTTCCTCCTTTTCTATAGACAGTTTAGTCTATTATAAGGTAAGGTTTTTACGCGAATACTGTCTAATATCCAAACCAGTGATCTAAGTACTTCCAACAGTTTGTCCCATTAGCAGGATCTTCAGTACTGCTGAAATATAATATTTCACTGTCAAGCCGATCGTACCATTCCAGTTCTACAGCTTGGTAAGCATCTTCGGACATATACCATCCAGCCCGATCAAAAGCTCCATTCTTGATTACGCTGAACTGATTGTCTTGATATATTACTTCCTGTATAGTATTTGGAAATTTGTCACTTTCAACACGGTTTAAAACAACATCAGCGACATATCTCATCCCTGTAAGACCTTGATTTCCAGCCTCAGCCTGACACAATTGAGCAAGAAGCTCCATATCCCCCAAGCGATTTTCCTCTTCAATTTCCTCAGGAGTAGACTCATAACTAGCAAATACTTCTGGTTCATCAATCTCCACAATAGTAGGTTTAATTGATTTTGGTTCAACGATTGTTGATTCGTTGATAACTTCAATAACAGGTTCCACATTTTGGCTATCAGCATACGAGCAGAAAGCCGACATAAGCACAGTACAAATAGTAACAACAAAAGTTTGTAAGATCTTTTTTGACATACCTACCTCCGATAAAGTAATCCTACGAGGCAGATTATTACATCCACCCCATAGGATAATTTAATGCACGATCTATATAGCCTAGGCTAATCATAGCCATTTTGCCTTCTTCCGACGGCTGATAATTCAGTCCCGCAGTGCCATCTTGTCCCAGATGATTCCATCGCAGTTGAAATCTAACAACCATTCATCCTGCTTTCCATTGATAAGCCGAAGATTCTCACGATTGTTCAGAGAATATAATCCGAAGTCAATGTATCCATCGCCGGTCCCATCATCAAACCATCCAACGACTTGACCGACCTGAGTCTGCTCGATCTTAAGCATATTATATACTTCATTCAAGAAGATATAACCCCTTGAATGCAGCACCATATTGCACTCGTCCTGCTTAGCCTTTAAGAAGTAGAAGTTAAATTCCGGATTTTCATCCCAGTTCGGATTAATTATTCCATCTTTGATATATTTGCCCCAATACCGAGCATAAACTGAAGGATCCCCATCAATATGCTCGACCTCGGTTTTCTTTTTGACTGTTTTGCCATTTTCGTCGGTAACCTTCTCTTCGATCTTCTCACGTTTCACGCCATATCGCATCTCGTAATCGACATCTTCGCCATATTTTTCACGAACTCGGCTTCGATATGTTTCATACGACGCTGAGATAGCGTTGTAAGCCGCTACAGCGCCCAAATAACGCTTTTTAATGATCCGGTTGGACACTAATATGCATGCAACTGAAAGGCTGCCTACGGCGATTGTAGGAGCGTATAGCTTAACAAAGTCGACGGCGGTCTGTGTATAAACAATCAATTTTTCTTTCTTTACAACTTCCGGCGGATACGGGCACTCCTCATCCTGAAACTGCTCTGCATCATGAATTTTCTCCATTTTTTCATTATGGTGATCAAGTACCTCATCGGCTTTTAAAGTGGCACGGCAAGCGGTTACAACCGTAGCTACGATACCAACAATCCCGACCCCCATCAAGATTTCCGGGCTATTCTTTTTAACAATTAATTCAGTTTTTCCAACGGCCCTTGTAAGTTTATTACCGGTCGTTGCCATAAGTTCGTTAAATTTCTTCATTTTTCATTTCCCCTTTCTTAATTTTCGTAATGCAATGTTCTAGCATATCTTTATGTTTTGTATAAGTTAAACCAATCATTGCCCCAAACACTCCACATATAACGGCTGCAATTGTATAAACAACGCAGGCAACAGGGTATTCCATTCCTTTAAAAGCAAGAATTATAAAGAGCAATCCGAAAACGTATAACATCATTCTGCTCCTTCCTCCTTTGCCTCGCCTTCTTCTGCTGTCTCTAATGCCTTCGGCTTCATTCTCCAAGGCTTGGTACCAAGGTTCCAGTTTGTCGGTGTGTAATAAATGAAGTACAAAACTGTACCATCATCCATAAGAAGCGAAATCATTTTGCTGCCCTTTCTCTCGTACGAGATAACCTGCTCCTCAAGAGCCGGAAACAGACGTACAAAATTCTTCCAGATAATTACTGCATTATTCATCTCCATATTTGTTACTTTTAACATTGTTCAAATCCCCTTTCGAATTTTTATTTTTATTATACCCAATTACTTCTGCCAGATCAATAATTGGTTTATCTTTATTAGACGTTGGGTTAAACTCTCTAATTTCATCCTCATCTTTTGTCATTTTGATCTCTCCTAATCCAAGTATTCAGCTTCTTCTACATCGATCAAATAGCCACGGCTTACTCTACGGATGTCAATATCTCGCTCATCCTTCCAACCCCAGTTATTATCATTGTAGTTACTTGGCTCATCAATAAGATCAAATAGATCAGCAATTGAGGCAGCGCCCTGCTTTCGGATCCTTCTTCTCATTTCATCGATGACTTCCTCAGTATCGTCTCTGTTCCTAAGAACAATATTCCGATAATCAAGTTTATCATCTCTTTGCCGTTCTCTTACACGATTACTAGAAGATCTATCGCGGTCTCTGCTTGAACTGCTGCGATAACTTGATCGATAATCAGTTCTGTCATCATCTCTTCGGCGTCTGGATCTGCTTCTGTTCCGTCCACTTGAAGTTCCAAAAAATGCCATCTCCATCACATCAAGAATTGTATTTTGGATACCAGGAATAATCACATCCCACAATACATAACTCTTGATATCATCAGTATCCTCGGACAAGAAAGTATCTGCGAATTTCTGACCAAGGGGCTTCTTGGTAGATACAACTCCTCCCTTTTTGACGATTGGAGACAGCTTATCTCTTTCAGCAGCATCCTCATTAGCCTGTTCAGCCTTATACTTATGAGAATTCGGCTTAATTGAGTCTTTATCAATTTCCATGCCTAAATTCGCCATTTTAATATTCTCCCTTCACAAAAATATAAGAGGCCATGCATTTAGCACGACCTCTCGCATCCGGAATCACTCTTCCGTTTCCTCAGTCTCCTTAACCTCGGCTTTCTTACCTCTTGATCTCTTTGCTTTCTTCGGTACATCGACCGGCTCCTGATCATCCTCTTCGTCGAAATCTGCCTCAATGTCCTCATCTTCAAACTCGTCGTCATCGAAATCATCATCGTAGTATTCGGCTTCCTCTTTCTTGGCCGCTCTGCGTTTCTTTACAATTTTAACGATTTTGGCAATGCCCACGCCTGCCGCTGCCGTTACAACTCCAACGATCGCAATCGCTCCAACATTGATTTTGCCTTTTCCTTCCGATTCGATCTCGGTTACCGGCTGTAAGTCGATTACTTCACATCCAGAATCTTTCATCGTTTCAGATACCTCATTTACCAAATCCATTGTTTCGTTGTTAAGCATTTCGCTCATAGTTAATTCCTCCTTTGAATTAAGTTTTTGATTGAAACCTCTAAGTTTCCTATTATAGGATGAGGTTTTTACGCGAATTAGTTAGGAGCCCCATCTTTTTATATACTCCTTAACCATTTCAAGCTCGATATTTAGTTGTTTTCTTGCTTCATTTTGGTCAATGCAGATGCCGAAAGTCATCCCTCAATGAGACATCATAATCTACACATAAGCAAGGCCGGTCATCAGGCGTAAGTATTGCCGTTATATGAATTGGGAGCTGCCCACGCATCGTATCATCAATATTCCAGCCCATATCATCACCCATCGGCAATTTTGGAAGTTCCGGAGAGTTGATTTCTTCCCAGAATTCATTCAAACTTACATACATTTCGCTCTGAACATCCTGACTCAATGCATTAATTGCGCTGCCTATCTTTTGAGCGTTTGAATGGAAATACCGTCCGGAATACGTATCATAACACAGCACAAGCCCATCACCTACTGGAATATAATTTCCAGATACTTCTTCATCCGTATCCTTTGGCGGATTCTTCTGAATTTTATCTTTAGCGATTGCTTCCCGGATATTTTGAGCCTTCTTTTCGCCGATAAGTTCTACAGTTTTTTCTTTGTAGTCCTTAAAGGCCGTCTCAGTCAAACTGTAAGCAGCTGAAATAGCAGCAATTCTCCGGCTTGAAACATGATTTGATCCGATAATGCAAGCTGATGTAGCTACTCCCATTGCAATTGGTGGCCCAACAACTGGAGCCATTTCTTTAACTGCCTCTCCGATTACAGCTCTTTTTGCCGCTTTGTCTCCAGGCGCTACATCTCGAAGATCCTTTCTCTTAGCATCCATGATCTTCTTTCCTTTTGGACCAGCTTTGTATGCCATAACGGCAGTCTCCACAAGTCCAAGTACCCCCAATCCAGTTAAGATAGTTGGTGTGTTTCGATTCGTAAATTTAAGAAACGAATCTACATAGTTCTTAATTGTGTCCATTTTAACTCCTCCTTTCAAGATATTAACAGATCACAAAAAATAAAAGAAGATGTATGACAGACTCGAACTGTCACCCTTCGGCTTTTAACCGATGCTCCCCCATTTGAGCTAATACATCTTCTAATATAGCGTATGATTTTACTGCGAATTACTTGCAGAATTCGCCTTTTCCTTAATGTGAATTTCAATACCATAATATCTATGATACTCGTGTTTATCCAATGCTCTAAAAATTAAACCTCTAATAAAAAGAGTAGCATCTTCAAGACACATTTCACTTGCCAAGATATGTCCTACATCATCTACAACGCTAAAAGTTACTTCATTCATTTTGTATTAATCCTTTCTTTTGTAGAATTTATTGCCGATTCATCACGAACACAAATATGATATTGCATAGAATAACCATCGCATCTATCAAGTACTTGATTTAAATGTACTCTTATAAAAGCTAAAGTATCCTCAAGACATAAATTATTTGCTAAGGTCTGATATTTATCATCCATAACATCAAAAGTTATTTCATTCATTTTGTATTATTCCTTTCTAATTGAATATGCCGGTCTTTTGAAATCTTTATATGCTTTTTCCATTTTGGGATCCATCTTGTTTTTACCCTCACTAACATATGGAATGATAAGACTCATTTGCTCCATACGTATGCTTTTTCTAATGCTTTCCCTTTTATTTGCATCGATCATAATACTTTCTCCTTTACACTTTACACCCTTATTCCTGTGATTTCAAAGAATATATCAGCATCAAAGTTTGGCATATTCTGAATAATGCGCTTTTCATCAGCTGTAAGACTCGCCCACCAATCATTGCAGCATTCAGAAGTATCAAGCTGTTTCATATATCCTCCTTATTTTTTCTTAAAATTTATTGGTTTATGACTATTTTGATTAACGGGATTATTCAAACATTCTCGGCATGGCTCATCTGCTTCACTTATTTTTTCATGAGTACATTTGTTGCAAAAATTCTCGAAATATACGATTTTATAGTCATGTTTCATCTTATATTCCCCCTCCTTTATTCTAAATTTACAATCCACCGATAATTTTATGAATTCATACTCCGGATGAATATTAACAAATTCAAAAATTTCATCTACAAGCTTATCATATTTATTTCTGTATTTGCATATTTCCTTATGCATGCATTCATCACATTTCATTTTTATTCCTCCCTGGAGATAATCTAATATAATAATCAACAGTCCCATCAGATTCAGATAATAGGCATTTAACCCTGCTTACTTCACAATTCATTAGGTAATCATCAATACCCTTCCTTTCTACGATAGTTCCATATACTTTATATCGATACACGCAATAATATCTGCAGAGATCCAGCATTCATTATTTTGAATATCTTTTATTGTTATCCAACCATCTTTGCTGCGTAATACAGATACGATATCAAAAAAGTGTCTATTATTTCTAGGAGTGCTATCTTTATAACTTACAGTAACATCAAATGTATTCATTAATTTCTTCCACCTTTCCAAAAGATACAAACAAATTGCATGCTCATCATAACTTAAATCAATCATTTTTGTTTCTTACTTTTAATCAAATAATTTTATGCAATCAACTCGGATTTTAACATCTGGTAATGTAGGTTCATTATAGGGCAAAGAAATAGGAATTACATGCAAATCTATATGAGATCCTGGTATGCAATTACTTTTTATATCCCATCCATACTTATAATCGTCCAACGCCAATGGACATATACCAAGCAAAGTTTTTAATTCAGCAACTGTGAAATATCCTTGCTCACATAACTTTCGATATGCAATATCTTCAATATGCACTATATAAACATAGATATCGTTATTTAAGTCCCATAAATTTGAGTACCAAGTATTTAAAATAACTGACTTTTTAATCAAAGTAGATTTAACATCAATGTCTATTGTTTCAACTTTATATTTTGTCATTTTATAGCAACCTCCTCACATATCATTAATAATGCTTGTCAACCATACAAAGATAAGAATGATAATCACGCTTCTTAAAGGCATTTTTCTTCTCTTTTCTTTTTAAATATTCCGACTGCCGATTTTGCCAATAGGTCAGCCTCCTCATTTCCAGGAATACCGGCATGACCCTTAACATGCTTGAAGGTTATGGACAAACCTTTAGCAATGCTTCTATTTACAAATTGTGCATATTTTTTTGTATTTTCATTACGACATTTCCATTTTCCGGTAGGCCAGTTAGCAATACCATCATAATCGTAATAGATTGTAATTACTCTCATACCTATCATAAATGCTCTTGCTATTGCTTCGGAAGCGCCAAGAATCTCCCCAGCAACATTTCTCATTTTGGCCATAGCTGGATTAGCGCCGCAGCCACTGATAATGTGCTTTTCACCATTTTGATCAATAAGAAATCCTCCATAACCATAAACATTTGTTTTTGGATTAAATGAACCGTCAACAAAAGCGTAATTTTTTTCCGGTAATTTGAACTCTTCCATTCTTATTCCTCCTGAATAGTTTTTATGAAAACAACATTTTCTCTTTTAGACAATTTCATAAGTGTTTCTATACTTCTATTTTGAAGTCTAGTAACCTCAGGAAACATATTAGAATCAAATTCCAAAACATACAAATTTGCCAATTCTTGCTCATTTGTTGTAATTGTATTTATGGCTTCATCAAAATTTATTTGAACAACTTTCATATTTTTACTCTCCTTTCCCAATGGATGCCACAAAGATAGCAGCAACTATAATAATAAACACTTGCATCATTTGTGTATCGGTCATTCTAATCCCAATCCTCCTGTTCTGTGATTTTAATTATTGCCAATAAAAGTAACGCAATGGCAAGCAAACACATAATTAAAGCCCCAAATAATATACCCATAAAAAACGAAAATGAATCCATTCTAATTCTCCTTTTTATTAGCTTCATATAAGGTAATTGTAGCAGCAACCATACCCATTATTAAGGCTCCTTCTGCCATTCCAAGAATAAATGGTAACCAAAAATCCATAAATATAATACCTCCTTATGTATCAAATTAAACTAAAAAGCCATATAATCGCCAAAAGCATAATAAAAGCAGCAAATAACCGAAGAATAATTTCAAAGTAAAATCTAGCTAAGCTATATAGTAAAGCTAAGGCAATAAATAATATAAAAGCTGCTAATAACACCTCTTATCACCTCTCAAATCTTTTAATAAAATCAGAACCGCAATCCAAACTAAAACTATCAACGCTATAAAAAGCGGAATTGCTGTTATCATTAATATAATTTCTAATACCTCATTCATAAGTTATTACCTCCTTAATATAATATTTCAATCAGATAATCCAATATCCAAGTTGACATTTCGAACAACGCGCTAAAGATATCGATTGCATCATCTGTTTTTGCTCGGCAACAATAATCATCCATTCGATCTCGAAAGTCACTTATTACGCCAATCGGATTATTCCCATTATATTTTTTTAATTCCTTGATAACCTCTTGTCCTGCCCAATAATCATAAGCTTTTCTTTTGAAATCAGTACTTTTTAACTTTAGATAATTATCAGGAATTTTGTAATATTTGTCGATGTAGTCCTCAACTGCTTTAATTACATACTCATTCATAGCATGTTAGAAACCTCCTTTACAAAACCAAAAGGCCATGTTTCCACAGCCTTTAAAGGTTTTTACTCATCTTTTTTCTTTTTAAATATTAACTTAAATACCAGAATGTCAAGTGCTGGTAGTGCCAATATTACAAGCAATACCGGTGAAATTGCTATTAATCCTGTTACTATAGCTGCTATCAGCCCAAGCACCAAGAATAAAGAAATTATTACCAATAATGTTACCATATTAAATCCCTCCTTTTCTTAACGTTCTATTATAAGACAAGATAAATGTGCGAATTTATGTTATATGCCATGCCAAAAGAAAGAGGATATTATCCTCTAACTTCTTCATAATCCATTATAACCAATGCGATTATTAATCCAATTAACATAGTATGTAACATAACTATTCCTCCTATTATCTATAAATTAATAATTTATTTTAATAATGTTTCATTATAGGATAGGATTTCTACGCGAAAAAAGAAGAGGCCATGATTAAGCGCCTCATTCTTAATTAATTCTTACTTATCTTTGATGATACAAATCACACCTACGATAATAAGAACAATTCCCAATGCAGTCATTATCATGCCTCCTTCTTCTTAGTTTTCATGATAACATAAATACCTCCGGATAGCAAACCTCCAGTAATAACTGCAAGCTTCCATAACTTTTTAATTCTCTTCATGTTTATCACTCCTTTCTATTATAAGGAAAGAAATAGATGCGAAAAAGAAAAGGAGCCGAAGCCCCTAATCTATTACCTTGTAAACCATCTTTTCATCTTTTGGGTAATACTTTCGAATCCTTAGCTTTGCCAGAACCTGTGCAAATCGGTTTCCAACGATCAAATATGTTTTACCGGTCTCACCTGTGATCTTGTTCCTCCATCTACCGAATTCTGTAACGGTAATTCCCGGACAAGTCATTAAGTCTCCAATAAATCCATAGTGATCATTTCCCAATACTGTTGGCCCGCAAATAACATTCATGATTTCTCTCATATTACACACCTCCTAAAAGTATTTTGGTTGTTATTGCTTATTATAAGATAAGATTTTTATGCGATTTTTAATTGTTTTTATATTCTGGTATTTTAATGCATCTTTTACCAATTGCTGGATAATAATGATCAAAATAATCAGTAGCACTTCTAATATTAATAATTTCATTAGCTTTTAAACATTCATCCTTATCTTTGCAAAGATCGCAAGTTGTAAATATAATATCTGAAGTAGAAAATATTGTGATCCTCCCCTTTCGAAAAACTAAGAGCCCATGCATTTTGCACGAGCTCTATAGCTGTTACTTCAATAATCTCATATCCTGAAGAATTCCTCCTAATGGCTCTCCTTCGCGTCTACGTTGATCGATCATAAGCTGTTCCGATTGTTTAGGTTTACGCCTCAGTTCCCAGTAATGCCCCATAGAACGATCGTAAATATAATCATCTTTGAGATGCCGCTCTTCATTTATAGTTCCTCTTTTTGCAGCAATTTTAGTTAATTCAACTGCCGCACTTACAAGAACCGGTGTGAGAGAAATAATCTCAGCTTTATGATTGTTACACCATTCTTTAGCATCACTAAATTTCCATCTTGCATGATCCCCAATCTTGTTAAGCTTATCGCCTAACGTTTCCTTGTAGTTTTCCTCCATTTTAAGATCCTCCTTTTCTTGATAAAAGTTTTATTGTTGCTATTATAGCGTATGATTTTAAGACGATTTCTTAGCTCTGCATAACTTTTGATAGTAAGTTGATAGGCCTGTCTCTTTTGTTATTTTTTCGCACCAATCAATCGCCTCATCTTCGTTATCGAAAAAGTATTGTTCAGAATTTGTAGGATGTTGGCACAACCATCTCCATTCAATTTCTGGTTCTTTTTGGTTTTGGAAATAGTACTCTTCGATTTTTCTCGCAATAGATGCAGGGGTATAAAGTCTAAGAACACCATCAAAAACTATAAGCCCACCATAGACATCTCCAAATATTTCTGATATTATTCTTGAATTATCTTTATATCGGGAGATCCAAGCAACTAATTCCTCGTTCGACATGTGCTTTTCATCAGCCGGAACAATCATATACTTATTCGATGATTGTGTTTTTTCATTTTTGTTCATATTTAATCACCCCTTTATTTCTACTCCAATTTCATTAGCAACAATTTGTATTATTTCTGATAGTTCTGAAAAATATGACCCACCGTTAAATTCTTTGAGTTTTAGAATAAATTCATTAATTCCATCAGATCGCCCTTTTTCATATTGATCCCGATCGTATTGAAGAGCTCTTATAAGTTCGTCTTTGTTGACATTAACCTTAGCGTTTATAATTGCTTTTACTATGCAATCTTCCTGCTGCATCTTTAAATCATCAAACGCCATTTGTATAGGGCTTTGATATTCAAATTTATTTTCCATTTTAATCTCTCCTTCCCACATGGACCAGCCATTTCATAAAATGATATATGTAGAATAATGGATTAAAAATAAATCCAACTATACATATAAGCCAGCATCCGAACATGTTTAAGTCATTGCAATGATATATTTGTTTCGGAGTCATTGCAAAACCTGCTCCTTCATACTCATCTTTTAAGCATAAAAAGAACATATAAATCACAAGAACTATATAAGATATTAGAACCATTTTTAATATTGCCACACTAGTCCCCTCCTTCTAAGCCGTCATCTTTGAGTTTTATTTTATCAACTAATTTTTCCAAGACCTCTAATTCTTCATGTTGATGGTTTATTTCATTTACCATACGCTCGTAAGCCTCAAATACTTTATGTAGGCATAAGATAGCTACAATGCCAATTGATACTAAAATTATTGTAAAAATGATCAAATCTATAAATGTCATTATTTATCATCCTCCTTTTTATTATATGATTCCATAATATGATGTACTAAACTAATTCCTTTCATCCCTCCAATTAAATATGCAATTTCGGAAGTATTATTAAAGTGAATTTCGGCTGATTTAAAACTGCCATCATTATTAAGTTCTATAAAATCATTCTCTGCTAATCTTCTATAAATTTCTTTTTGCCTCCTCCTTGTTAGTATTTTCATATTTACCCCCTACCCTTCTTATTTTTCTTTGTCATTCATTATTTTGCAGCCATCATCTTGATATTCTCCTCTAAAATTCCTTATTGTATAAAAAGCCATGCAATTATATCCTAGGCAATTCATGAAATGTTGTTCCGAATAAGATTCGCCAGGACGTACCTCGTGAGTCTCCATCATTTTACGAAATGGACAAAGTCGATCCTTCATATCTAACCCCCTAATCAAGATAAATTCCGTAGCCCTCTAATTTACGTCGCCATTCTTCCCGTGTTAGAGGTTTTTTGTTAAAGTCTTTACATCTTCCTGGCTCTGGACTACTTGCATATTTTGCCTGCTTTTTACATCCAAAAAATTTGTCGCATCTTCTGCAATCTGATTTTTCCGCATCAAACATTTTGATCATCCTCCATTTTTTCAATAGCCTTTTTTAAATCATCTAAGGCATTAATGGTCTTCCTAACTCCAATCACAAATTTGGTATTGTTATCATGTGAAGATTTTTCTAGTAAATCAATAATTTCTAATTGGTCATCTATTCTGGAATTTGCTTCTGCTAACGCATCATCTTTCTCTGAAATAAGTGCTTTTAATTCTTTAATTTCATGTTTTAAATAGATCCCCTCTAGTTCTCTAAAAGTAAATCCCAACGTTATTCCGATAACAAAAGATCCAATAATTACTATATATACATAACCATTCATTTCATCCCTCCAAAAAAAAAGAAAGAGGAGTTGTTTACCCCCTCGTATCTTTGTTCAATTTTTGTTATTCCCAGCTAAGTTTCAGTCCGTTCTTATCCTTATACACAATAACTTCTGTGTCATCGCCAATGCTCTTCGTTACTTCTTTCTGGAAATTTTCAATCATCTGAATTTCTTCATACGTGAATTTAACTGATTCCCCTTTCCTATTTTCACTACATAAATAACCTAATGTAAAGACAACAGACAATATTACGACCATGAGTGTAATACTTACCTTTTTCAGATCGAAATCTGTGTTTGGTTTATTATTTCCTCCATTTGCCATAAATATTTTCTCCTTTCTTAAATATAATTTTTATGTTTCTATTATAGGAAAGGAAATCGAAGCGAAAAAGAAAGAGAGCATTACGCCCTCTTTTCCTCTTTCTGCTTATCAGCAGATAACTTTAAAATCTCGTCATAAATTGACCTTTGTTCTTTGTGCATATCCTGCACCTCTTTCATAAGTTCCTCATTCTGCTTCTCTAAAACTTCAACTTTGTCTGTCAGATAATCAAATCTCGAAGCAAATTCCAGAGAATACTCCTTTGCATCCTTGTAAGCTGCAATGCATTCAGCGACCAATTTAAAATCATCCTTATCAGTACTCGTTAACATATCAAGTGCTGACATCCCTGCATTTTCCATTGCCGCTGTAAACAATCTGTCACAATCTGCAAATAATCCTTCTGTTAAATCTCTCATCGTCGTCATATCTTTGTTCTCCTTTTCTTGATAAAAGTTTTATTGTTGCTATTATAAGGCATGATTTATATGCGAAAAAGATAATAGGGGTTGATCCCCTAAAATCCAAATGCACTAAGTATGAAACATAATCCAAATATGGCTAAGATAGGCCATCCGATTTGAAGTAGTTCTAATCCAACTTCCTCAAGTTCTTTTCCAACTACTTTTAAATCCTCTTTCATATCTTTGTCCTCCTAAATATAATTTTTCATCTTTAGTTTCTTATTATACCATAGGATTCTAACGCGAAAAAAGAATAGCCGAAGCTACTCTTAATAAATATGTAATTGTTGTCTAATTTCTCTACCTTCGTCTGATTCTCTGTCGGTGATTACGGTCGCGCAACCATTATCCGAATCAAGTACTAAAACACAATCATCTCCGTATGTAAACACATCCAGATCCGCATCATCTTTAGTAATTGTTCCGACATAGTCAATACCGTCATCTTCCATTTCTTCGAATACCGCGTCTGTAGCAGCCTGCTCAACCACATCATTAAGTTTTACTTTTGCTACTCTTGATACAACCAAACCTAATGCCAATCCTAATGCTACGCATGCCATAACTTTTAATAATTCTTTCATAATTGTTACCATCCTTTCATTATATAAAGCATTTTTGTTTTATTGCTATTATATGACAGGATTTTCACGCGAAAAAGAATAGCCGCCGTAGCGACTACTCCTCTTTTAACAGTTTATTTAGATCGTCTCTAAGTTTAATAACTTCGTCTTTTGGTACCTCAAAGAATAATGGATATTGCTCATTAATATTGTCAAAAATTCTAATCTGACAAAATTCATACAACCCTTTACTAACTTCAAAATTACCAGCATACTCAATTTTAATCATTTTGAGACCCTCCTTTCTACTATAAGGAAAGAAATAGATGCGAAAAAATGAGAGTCCATGATTTTCACACGAACCCTCATTAAAGCCATTACTTCTACTTAGTAAAGATCTTCGGAAGATGTAACTCTCTTCCAGCTGTCGATGTAATGCGACCATGCTCCTCGAAATCAAATACTTTCTTCTGCGCCATGTTGTAATGCACAATACTGATTCCTAATGGAATTACCAGCTTCCCGAGTTCAAATGCTACACGCTTCCAAGTAATCTTCTGCTTTTCCTGCTCAAGCCTAATTCCAGCTTCATTTCTGGATTCCTCAATCATCTCATGTTGTTCCATTTTTCGTTCTTCAAGTTCCAACATTCTTTGATTGTGTTCCTCCGTAATTCGGCGGTCCTCCTGCTTTGCATAGTACTCACTTTCGCTCCTGTCGAATGCCTGCATTTTCTCAAGAATATCCAGTTTCTTCGAATAGGCCAGCTTCCAAGCATCACTTCCTGTTTCTTCAGAATTAATGATTTCGGTAAGCCTGTCACATTCATTAACTAGCTCTTGATAAAGTTTGTCACTCATCCTATTTCTCCTTTCTTTAGAACCTTATGGCTCCTATTATAGCGTATGATTTTGGAACGGATTTTCGAAAATTCATCCTGGGAAATTTTTAGATTTGAAAAAAAAAAAGAAGAGGCGATTATGCCTCTGCTTCTTTGATCATCTTATCTAACTGATCTCTAACTGATTTCATTTGTTCAACAGTTAATTCTTTGTACATAACAATATCATCTGCTATAAGTCTAATCTGACCTTCTTTGTTGTTTCCTGTATGTATTACCATATAATCTGTTTCTACAAATTTTTTCATGATAGTTCCTCCTTTAATATAAGTTTTTCTATAATATGATAGGATTTCTACGCGAAAAATTTATAGCACATGATTTTGGAACTAGAAAAGGGGAAGGGGATGTTACTCCCCAACCACATATCCTGTAATTTCTGCAAAATCACGCATGAACTGCTTTGCGTCATCGGCTGACATTGTTTTCCGAATTGTAATTTCGTCATCCGATATTTCGAAAATAACGGAACCGTCACCTTCTCCAAGTGCAATGCTAATGCCAACTGCTTCTCTTACATTCTCTTCCATATTTTTATCTCCTTTCTTTTATTTAGTTTCTAGAAAAACCCTCTGATTATGAAATACGAGGGACGTTCTACTGTATTCGTACCATCAGTCGTATTGCCCGTTTCTCTTTGACCTTTTCCGGTTCAGTCTTGACGATCAGATGCCATTTGGTAACTAATTCGTCAGAATCGTCAATAACAATATCCCCATCCGATCGAGTCATGGATAGCAATAAACCAACTAAGATCCCAATAGCTAATCCGATTACAAATAATGCCATAGCAATCACTCCTTTCTTGAAAAAGAAATAAAAGAAGATGTATAACAGACTCGAACTGTCATCTTCAGTTTTTCAACTGATGCTCTACCTTTGAGCTAATACATCTTCTCTTTTGTTTTTTCCTATTATATGAAAGGATTTTTCTGCGAATCTATGAAGGGTTATTAATCGCGTATACGAACTCTTCAATGATCTCGTCAATCTGATCAACGGTCATTGTTATGCCAAGATTGTCAAGCTGCTCTAATACATAAAGTTCGACAGCTTTCTTTTTCTCAGATCCTCGCCCATCTCCGGTAATCGTCTGTTCAGCAGCCTTTACGCCGGTTTCAACAAGCTCATAAATAAGTGTTCTCGTACTTGAATTATTCTGAGCTTTAAGCCATGGGACAAGATATCTAGTGATGATGGCCACGGCAATTGCGAGCACGATCTTAAGAATCATAAATGTTATATCATTCATCTATATCACCTCCATTTTCTTCTTTTAATTTGTAACGTTTTATTACGGCGCAAGCCAATATCTCCCCTCCAAAGCATGCATAAAAGCACGTTGTTAAAGTGTCCATACCCTCACCAGTACAAACTGTAAGAATCATGTTGGCAATGGTATAGATGATAATACACGAGAATGAAAATATAATATACCGGTCTAAACCATGCAATTTTTTCCTCTCGTTTTCTTGATCATCGCTTTCCATGGTACCATCTCCTTTCTAGAAAAACCCTTTGATTATGAAATACGATTCTTGTAATTCGGATCGCGGATTGGAAGCTTTTCAACCTCGTTCATAACCCTTTCTGCTGAGCCATTACCTCCCATATCATGATATGGCTTATACAGATAATCCTTAAGATTCTCGTATTCTTCTCTTGTGATATAGGCCTGACCATTCTCGTCCTTCCGTTCGAGGTAATGCATACCTAAATAGACAATTCGGTCATGCCCTAACCCAATAAGCATTTGTGTTCTTACATCCTTCTTCTCACTCTTCTTCTGAATATATGCCCAAAATCCAGAAGAAGCAATCACAGTACAAAAGATCGTAATGACCATTTGAATCCAGTTCTCCATGTGTTTACCTCCATTAGTTTTACAGACTATACTCATCAAAAGTCAAATGCTAATAAATCTTGAAATGAATTCGAAAATTTCTTTTACTTTTTGCCAGTTGATCTTAGGCCTATCGAAATTCTCTTTGAAATCGAAGTTCCATTTCGTCATAGTCTTTCTTACACTTCTCAGATACATCAATGCCGCTTTTCATCATGTAATGATAAATAAAAGCAGCATGAGTATACTCATCCCTTGCAATAGCTGCAAGATTTCTCGCAGTTTCGAAATGCTCCATTTCTTGAGCAGAAATTGCCATATCAAGGTAGCCATTTGCCCCGCTGATCTCGTCAGGCAATTCCTCATGAAGCTTATTTGCGATATCGGCCATTGTCATCATTTTAGTATGTGCATGTACTTCAGTCTTACTTGCTGAAGCGGACATTGTTACTGTTGATTCTTCAATCATTATTTGACACCTCCTACAATGTACTTATAAATTTTCTCAATATCCGATTTATTAAATGTCATGGTTCCAACCATAGGCAAATCAACCGGAACTCCATCGTTTCCCATTTGTTTGAGCAATTCATTTTTTAGCACATCGATGTCAACATTACAGTTCTCGTCCATTATTCCAAGCATTTTGACAATGGCATTATCTTTGTAACTCCGGATAATATCTCCAGATTTATTTATAGCAATGCCTATCATAGTGCCGGTAAGTACTTTTTGCAATTTATTATCTGAAAGTTTCGGCATCAATTCAGTATCCAAATAGGCTGCTACACCATTTTGGATTTGGTCTATAGTTACCATAGCATATTCCTCCTTTATAAAAAAGGCCCTAAGGAGTTCAAGCTAAAAATATAATAGTAACTAAGCCCCTTAAGGCCTAATTTTCACATTTTAGCAGTTACTGTTACAATTACAGTCGCAGCTCTCTACAGGAAGTGGATTGTATAGAACCTGCGCGGTTGTTGTAGTGCCGGTTGTTACATTTGCGATCATCTTCGGATAGAACGTTGCATTAGCGTAGGTAACAATTGTGTTGTCAGCGCAGCGTCTCTCATGCCGCTCGTTTGCGAGTTCTGCTTCTAATTCGCCACGGCAGCACTGGATACGATCCTGAACCATCTGGAAAGAATCCTGAGTAGCCTGGTTCTTAACAGCCTGAGCACTAAGAGTTGCATTAATTGCATTTAACTGACCATCAATATACTTGTACATTTCAAGCATTTTACCGTCAGTTGCAGTATTTGCATCTTTAAGGGCGATCTCGGACTCAAGAGCGGCGATTTTATTCTCTGCAGCCATTTCATAACGGTTTACGAAATGATCTTCGCTGCAGCATCCAGAAAGATATCCGCCGCCTTCAGTGACAGCTGTTGCAGTCGTTGCTACAGGCATGCTATAAGGCATAGGTCCATATCCTCCATACATTCCATGATTAAGCATACTTGCTCCGCTTCCAAGAATTCCCATGGTGCCAAGAGCTGTTCCAATAATACCGGTTGTTAAACCAGCTTTAGCTACTCCACTACTTCTTCTTTCGAGTTCCATAATTGTTCCTCCTATATTACTTTTAAAACTTATTACATCATATTACTATTTGAAAATATAATTATTTACTCCAATGGAATCATCCCCCTTTAAAATATTTATAATAATCTTAGCATCAATCATAGATCAAACGACTTTTTACTTTTATTTTTGAGATCCCGTCTATTAAATTGACGCTAAGAAATTACATCTAATGCATTAAACCGGCAAGTTCTTTATACTGAGACTCAGTTAATCGCCCAGTAGCAAGAAACACATCAAGTTTATTCGAATTTACCGCTTTAAACTGAGCATATTCTTCTCCAGTAACATTTCCTGTCTCATATAATTTATTTTCATTTTCAATTATTTTTTTCATTGCTTTATATGCCATTTTTACACCTCCATATTAAGCTCCTGAAGAGCAGCAAGATATTCCGTATTAGCAACGACTTCTGCTTGACCAATTTCAACATTTTGAAGATTTTCTAGTAAAGATTCGATAGCAGGATTTGTCATCTGATCAATTATAGAATCGTAAATATCTTTTGAAATTTTTCTCGATTCGCATCTATATCCGGATTGATCCTGATTATCATCAGATGGGACAAGCTCTTCAATATTTCTACGTTGAATATAAACATTTTCGTTTAACTTTTCAAGCACAGCAGGTTTTAAGCCACAACGTTCCTCTGTCCAGTCTGTTCGCATTATTGTACCTCCTTTGCCATTTACTTACTATCATTTTTAAAGATTTTATATTAACACGTCTTTTAATCTTTTTATTCCAAATGTATTTTGTATCTGTTCTTTTAAACCATCCGATTCTTGACAGAAATCCTTGTGCTTGTCGTACGGAGATATATGTAAGTTTACTTAATTTCGAAACGGATTTGGTTGTTTTATATAATACCCGTTTTCTAAGTATTGTATTATTTCGTGTAAATTTAAAGCCCATAAAATCAATTGGTCTTCCGATTCGTTGATTTCCATTATTATAATCAAATCGTATAACTTGATAATTTTTCTTTAGTCGCAATCGAAATTTTCCAATACTTTTCATTATTCTTATTATTAAATTATGTAGATATTTCTTGTTGTTTGCGCCAATGACGAGATCATCAACATATCGAACATATGTTATAGGTTTTGTTCTTTTTATCATCCAATCCATTCTACACAATAGAAAATTTGCAAGCCATTGTGAAATATAAAAGCCTAATGGTAATCCTTTCTTTTTAAATTGTATAAAACACAATTCTATTAAATATATAAATCGATCATCTTCGATAAATATTTTCAATTCTTTTAGAACAACATCTAATCGAATATTATTAAAGAAATGCCTAATATCTAATTTGGCATAGTATTTAAATCCGTTCTTTTTAATAGCTCGTTCTATTTCTCTTTTTCCATAAATTCCGCCTCTTTTTGGCATTGATCCACAACTAAATTTATAGCTATATTTTTGAATAATAGGAGCTAATACTTGTATGATTATATGATGTACCCACTGATCCCATATGGGAGGACAATAGATAATGCGTTGCTTGCCGACTTCAAAAATTACTTTTGGTTTTAAAAGTGTTGGTTTAAAAGATTTGTTTTCATCTCCTTCAGGATATGTATTAACTAATGTTTTGTGCATAAGATCTACGTAATAGCTGAAATTTTCTTCAATTTTGATAACATCTTTACGTCTTGTTTTACCTTTACGTAATTTCTTCAAAGCATTTATTATAGTCTTACGTTCTGTACAAGCTCTCCATAGATACTTGTACTGATGCTCATGATAGTATATAATTTTATCATATTTTACTTTAGGCCAATTAAATGGATCTTTAAAGATACTATCATGGCTTGCAGAATTATTCATATTTTGTTCCATATGATTCTTCTATTCCTTCCATCCTAATAATTCGACCACCATTTTGGATGGTTCTGCAAATAGGTATTTTCACTCCTGATACGATTAATCGCCAGCTATCCGTTTTTCAACGGCCAGAGGTGTAGGAAAATGAGGAGCATTGACAGATTCACTGTCCCGTTTTATAGAAGCTTTAACACCGACACCATTGTTCCAATTCGCATTCGAAGCTGCATTGTTCAGATTCACATTCGCAGGCCCGTCTACCAGGGCAACGTTGCAATTGCCTAAACGTTGGGCTACAACTAGTCAGATCAACTCCTCAAGTCCCCTAAACTATTAGTTACATATTTTTCTGGAGGAGAGCCTCCAGACCTCCCTCGTCTACTGCACCTCCGGTGCGTATCCGGCAGGCGGTAAAAGAAGAACACCGACACCACCGCTCCAATCCGCAGCCGAAGCTGCACAGCTCAGATCCACAGGCGCAGGCCCGTCTATCAGGGCACCGCCGCAAGCGCCTAAACGCCGGGCTGTTGCTGTAATTGTAGTAGAAATATAATGCCCATCGCATAATCCAGTGCTCGTAGATCCGGCATTGTCATCTGCTTGGAATGATCCGAGTAACTGATCCCCAAGACTTCTTAACTTAGATGCGTAATACCATCCGCCGGAAGTTGCAAATGTTTTTCCGGTATTTATAAGTTTTGCACCTGTCAAATCGTAAATATAATACGGGGATGCATATAGTGTTCCATTTATCAGTAATGTATATGGATCTCTGATATACTGCTGATAAGATCCAAGTAATTGAGAGTGAAAATACTTGTTCATTGTCGTTTGAGTCGCATTTCCATACCATCCAGGAACATTACCATTAGCTACTTTTGCATTGGCAATTACTTTCTGAGATCCGGCACCACATCGTCCATACCCAGCTGATTTCTGGATATCTGTAGACTTAAAGAGCATGTACTCAAGATCCCGTAACAAGTTAAGCATCGGGCCTCCTAAGAAAACAGCCCTTGAACTAAACTTGTCAATTATCGCCTTCTCTTGATCGCACGTATTAGATGCGATTGGCGTAGTTCCACTTACTAATGTTCTTCCACTTGCATCCATATATCCCATTGGAAGCCATACGCCCTCAAGTTCGTTCTGATCCGGATCATAAAATCCCATAGGAACAAATCCATCTGCCGGACCATCAGCATATGTTACCTCACGACTTTCTCCATCGCTCGAATATTCTTCATGGGTATAAATTTTATTTAGCCAAGAGAAAGCACCACCAGCATATGATGTATTCGCATAATCAGATGCGGTTTTTCCATTAACTTTATATGCATAGTTGGCAGAACTCATCTGATAATCAGCTTTTCCAGTGGTTTTAACCATATATGGATAGTTCATAAGTGTTTCTGTTAAGAACTCCCCCCAATCTCCAGCAGTAGAAGCTCCATTTCCTTCATTTGTCATCATTGGCTCAAAATTAGAATTTGAGTGCCCAGTTGGATAACTAATAGTTGTTGCAGGATCCTTATCTGCAAAATTTTGATCAAATGCCCAATATGTAATGGCTGATGGAATGCATGAAAGAATGTTTACCTGAGCAATATTATAAACATTATGATCACTATATGGGAAGAATCCATAATAGTAAGTCACTCCATTTACCTTTCCACTATCTATTAAAGTAAATACAGTTCCTTTCTCACTAAGATCAGCAACCAAGGTGCCATCATCAGGGCCAATTGGAGCTGAGGCAGTTTTTCTAACAATCTTAACACCCTTTACCGTGCAAATCGTTTGATTTTCGATAATCGTATCCGATGGAATAGCACAAGTAATTTTAACCGAAGAATCCCGAGCTCGTAATCCAAATTTTACCATATTTTTTGGAGGAATGCCACTGCCTTTTGACATTTCCACACTTTTGAGTATTTTATTTACTGCATATCCTGTTTCTTCCCATGACATAAATTAAATCTCCTTTCTTATTTCCCCTTACGAACATATGTTGTAGAGATGTCACTTCCATTCGCTGTTTCTGAAATAGTAGTGGTTTTTACATAATTATAGCTTCCTTCATTCATAACTATAGTTGTTGTTATGAGGTCATTTCCAGAATCATCTGTTGAGAATACGGTTGTTGATGTTCCTTCAGAAGTAGTTGTAGTAATTACTCCTGTAGTGTCATTTATATCAGTCTGAGAATTTACGAGTCCATAATATCTGTTAAACTCAGTTTCCGTAATCTCATCAATCTCATTTTGAAGATGCCCAGCAGTATTTTTATTCAAAATATCCTGAATTCCGGAAAACCAATTAGTAAAATCCTGACCAGCAGATGTTTCAAAAGCGTTCATCTGAAGTTTAAACTCTTTATAGAAAGCTTCAAAATCAGCCTTTTGTTCTTCGCTCCAGGCATCGGCTTTGTCTTCATATTCATTGGCAAATTGTTCCCATTGAGCCTGCCATTGAAGAAGAAGATCATCTGTTGATATTGTTTCAAGAATTCCAGTCACAAATGGACATTCTTCTGTGCCAACAGTATTTGTAATGTTATCCTGCGTAATAATCTCAGTATTTGCACTCCTATATACATAGCATAAAGGATACTGATGATGATTTGTCTCAGATGCAAGCTCCGGTCTTTCAGGTGTGGAACTTGGTGTTCCTTTTACCCATATTATATCATTTTCGCGATTACTAGTATCTGACTTAATATCAATAACCAACGCATCAATTCTGTCAAGAACTATTTCTGACTGATCTGCAATAACCGGAAGATCGGCATCATTGTAGTTCCAAGTATGATCAAACCATGCTCGTCCTGGTTGAACGATTACGGTATTTTCTTCATCGCTTGCTTTTACAATCATCGCACTCTCATAATTAGAGTATACACCATCACTAATTAATCCGTCAAAGATCATTGAAATCTGCGTGGCATTATATCGACGATCGCCATTGTATGAATTATAAAATCCATAAGTAAAAGACATTTTATCGCCTCCTATTCATCTTCGTCATCGTCTAACACAGTAAATGTTGGATATGATTCAGTTCCGCTATCGCTTTCGGAGTAAATAAATTCAGTTACTCGTACTCTTGATTCCATCCCATATCCATTTTCAAGCTCACATATATCTCCCATAAAGAAATCTTCATTATACTTATATAACTGTGCTGTTTCGACTTGACCATCAAAAGATTTTGTTGTTTTATTTTCTGCTAATTTTTCATTTCCCCTTTGCTCTAATTGTGCATTATATTGAGCAGTGGTAAGAGTTCCAGAATCGGTAGTAGATGATATATCTCTAGCGTCAACATACAACTCTCGTCTTGATAATCCACTTTCGGAACTATTGCCAACAACATAAGTTCTTCTAGCAGATCCTTCTCCTTCTCCAGCGACTAAAGCAACATTCTTTAATGCGCTTTGTGATTCCATGTAATCGCTATTGATTATGTTCTCAAAATTTGGAGAGAATACCACATATGGATTTGCATCCTGATTATATGACCTATCAACTCCATTATAAAGTTTAAATACGAATTGACAATCTGAATTAAAGGTTATTTTAAAACCTATTTCGACATTATCGCATATTGACTTAATAGCATCATAGATAGTGTCTCCTGTAAACTGAGCATTTACTTTTAATGATTCGATGTAACTATCACCGGAATATTCGAATATGAAGTTATCAATTTTTCTTTCGGAAATGGAAGGGTTTATGATATTCTCATTTAAGAGTTTCTCAATCTGCCCTTCCAAATACCCTTTAAGAATTGTCTGGCTCCAAACTATCCTTCTAAGAAGAAGACTTTCGAGCGATCGTCCAGTAATTATAAGACTGTTACCATTCTCAGTATCTGAATCAATCTCTCGATTCTCGATTATCATCGCATGCTCAGAGTCGTCAGATACTAAATAATAATCTGGAATGAATTTATTTAGCATTTCAGTACTAGCTGGAACACTAATTTCGAAATCTCCATACTCAGAGTACCGATCAGTCCAGATAAGAGATTTGAAGGTATCTATAACGTCATCGGCTTTAAAGTTTGTATTTAAAGTTAATAGTTCCATAATTAGACTCCTTCATATATTGTTTTATTTGTAATGCTAAACTGCAAATTCGTAAGTCCTTCATCAGCAGTGTAAACAAAAATATTATCTCCTTTTGACAACTGAAACCATGTAATTGGCTTTGCCAAGGCATTCAAGATATTTGTGGTCTTTCCATCACGAAGTATTGAAATACCTTTTTGGCCTTTTGATGTGGTTATAGTTATTTCATCGCCTGCTTCTATTCCACTTCCCATTATTGCTTCCAATTTATCGTCATCAATCTTCATTATTTCTCTAGTTCCAGTATTATAAATTGTAAGACCTTTTGCTTCTCCTACTGCATGAATATTAATTGTAATACCAATTTCCGTATCTCCTTCGTAATAAACAGCTCCTTCTGTTCGATTCTCGATAGATCCGAACTCGATGAGGTCTTCTTTTAATGATTCATTACTAAATGGGAATTCGAATATTGGTTCTGTACCATAGAAAACAGTCGTATTATCTCCATTTTCACCAGCAGAATAAAAGAAGGGATCCGGACACATTATAGAAATCTGGGCCCCTTCCTGTTGATCAAAAATTGATGGTTCATTTGACTCTACTCGCCCAGTAGTTTCGCAGATTCGATTGTCTGTCTCAATTAGAAATGTGATATTTCTTTTTACTGGAAAATACTTATATGTAAGCAGTCTTGTTGCCTCTATAGTCGGGTTTTCTAAAAATACAAGCTCCAAAACAATATTTCTCGTATCGAGACGAGCAGAGTTATCGATGGCCCCGTCATTTGTTGCTAACTCAGTAAAGTTAACATTTGCTTTTGCGGGGCCAAGTCCTGATATACTCTTTATTATAAAACCCGAAGATTCCGGATTCATTAAATCGAGACGGATTGATTCACCAAGATGATTGGTTATTGTTATGCCTTTAATCATAGTTAAATACCCACCTCCTGTTTAAACTTTGTAAACTGATTCTTTGTCTGTCTATAAATTTCAACTCTCGAAAGTGATTTCGGAGAATTATTATTCTGAATAAACTGATAAGTATTTCCAGAAGTTTCATCCTTTCCATTTTGGCTACTAGACTCGACAGTTCCAGAGGTTCTAACAGTCATGCTTCCGGAAGCAGCTTGAATGTTTCCGCTTACAACCGACATAGTATCACTAAACATTTTACTGATTGAGTCTACTGATTTCTCAACATTCTCTAAATCAACAATTGGCTTAATGACCGGATCAGATATATCATCAAGATTTAATACCTCCGATACTTTGTTGAAAGCCGAAGAAGCTCCATCTAATGTAGATTCTCCAATTTCTTTTCCAGCTAATGCTGCTTTAGCAACATAAGTCATTAAAGAATTAATAAATCCAAGACCAGCATAGTCACCGACCTCTGCCATCTTCTTTGAAGGCGAGTGCTCATTTAAAGCCTTTCTTGCTGCATTATAAGCGGCATAGCCAAGAGCAGCACCTGCTTCTCCAGCATCTCCTACTTTAGAATAGACTCCATTTATAAATCCTTGCCCGGCATTTACACCTGCTGATCTAAAGGCATCAGCATATGATTGACATGCCCTTATTGCATTTCCAGATAAAGTTCTTCCAGCATTTCCAGCTTCTGAACTATACTGGTTAATTCCTCTAACATAATTATTTCCGGAATTTTGTCCATATGCTAAGAAAAGAGATACTTTAGACAATATTGCAGCTGTTACTTTTCCAGCAAGCGTAGTGCCAACAGTAGAAGCTTCAGAATATTTATTCTTGAATGCTTGAATATAATTTGTAACGGAGGTGGTTCCTCTTGTTGTAAATTCAGTTGCTTTAGACAACAAGCTTGATAGTATTTTGGAAACCAACGTGATTCCAATTACAGATGCTTCTGAATACTTGTTCTTAAACGGAGTAAGATAATTTGTAACGGAGGTGGTTCCTCTTGTTGTAAATTCGGATAATTTGTTCAATAAGGAGGTTAAAACCTTTGTTGCTAATGTAGTTCCGATGGTCGTCGCCTCTGCATATTTTCCTTCGATTCCAAGTAACCAATTGTTTGCAGACGATGTACCTCTTTCTTTAAAGGTAGCATCTTTATTCTCAATTGCATTTGTAGCGGCATTGAGCATTGTCTTAACCGCTTCTGTAACTCTCGATACTGAATCGTTAAACGCATTAACAAATGCATCGATTCCATTGTTCCCCATAGTTTCAAGAGTACTTGCAAATCCTGTCATTCCAGATGTATCTAGGGATGCGGTAGCATTTGCTATATCGATTAATTTATTAACCTGAGCAACCGCTAATGCTAATGTAACGAAATTAATGCCACTAATAGAATCGTAGTAATTAGACAAGCCTTCTCCGAAATCAACTAATGAATCACCAAAGTCACTAAGATCTTGATCTCCTGTAAATAATGAGAAGAATCCACCGGAAGTTGGCAAATTATTTGCTAATTCTGATAATGCTTTTGCGGCATTTGCAGATGCAGTTATAGCTTCAGCATCTATTTTGCCGGATACAATTTTTGAATAGTTGGCCATTGCTTTACCAAATGGAACCAACTCAGTTGCAAATTCAGATAATGTTTTCTGATCGCCAAATATCAAACCGGCTAAGCCTCCCATATCTGGAAGTTCATTTGCAAAGCCTAACAAAACTTCAGCAGCATTAATAGATGCTTCAATTGCTTCTTGATTGATTTTGCCAGCTACCGTCTTGGAATATACAACCATTGCAACGCCAAATGGAATTAACTCAGTTGCAAAATCTGCTAATGACTCTTTCTCGCCAAGTATCTTTTGCATCCATCCGCCTTCTCTAGGAAGGTAATCATATATGCCTGCTAATGCCTTTGCCGAGTTAGCTGCTGCTTCCACAGCTGCTCCATCAACTCCACGAGTAGCTTCTGCAAATGCTGCTACACCTTTTCCAAGAGCTTTCAAATCGTCAGCAAAGTTAGAAAAGTCTACTCCACCAAGCAAGAAGGATGCAACTCCGTTTATCAATTCAGCTGCCGTCATAAGTAAGATAGTAGCAACTACATTCTTTGTTCCTTCAAGAACTTTCGAATCTACGCTGCTCATAAGATCGAAGAATCCTTGAGCATTTGTGGCAAAGTCTGAAAGATCTTGACCAATTTGGGGCAATGTTGCACTTACTGCACTTACTGCACTAGCTACAATATTTCCAACAAATTCACCAATAAAGGTTCCAATTTTTGCAAGGATTTCCCCACCCTTATTGAATACATCTTCAAGCCCGTTTATCTTTTCAAATGCCAACCCTATTGCTGCGATTAACGCAATTAAATCAACAATAAATAAATCTAATAATGCTATTCCAGCTACTGCTTCTGGAGCAGCTGCTCCAGCTGTTGTACAGAGATCCATAGTAGCCGCTAACGAAATTAATAGCACCGAAATAGAAGCAGCTGCTGCTAATAAATTCTCCCATGGATATTCTGCTAATCCGCTAAGAGCAAATGCAATAAGGTATATAGCAACTAATCCAACAAGTAAATTTATAGTGGACTTTACATCAAATTTAACGCCCTTCATAATATCAAGAGCAGCTACAACAGCCAATAAAACACTACTAATGGCTACAGCTCCAGCCAATAAACCTTCCCATGGTTGTTCTGCTAAGAAATATAATGCCGCTGCGATCACTCCTGCCGCAAGAGCCCCTAGTATCATTCCATAAGCAGATTCTAACTCGAAGTCTGTTTTCTCCATTATGGTAAATGCTGCAACAAGAGCTAACAACACTCCACTAAGTGCTACAGCTCCAGCCAATAAACCTTCCCATGGTTGCTCTGCTAAGAAATATAATGATGTAGCAATCGGTATTAATGCTGTAGTCATTAATAAGAATATTCCAATCTTTTTAACAGAATTATTACTCCAATTTGGCTTTAATACCATCTGAAATGATTCTGCAAACGCCAACAATACGGCAGACATAGAAACTGCGGCTGCAAGCATTCCAGCCCAAGGCTTTTCGGATAATATATATAATGCTGCCGCAATTGGAACTAAAGCTAATGTCATCTCTAAGAAAACAGCAATTTTCTTAGGCGCATTTTTACTCCAATTTGGCTTCAATGCCATTTGATAAGCCTCAGCAAATGCCAATAATACAGCACCCAAAGAAACGGCCGCTGCTAATAAACTTTCCCATGGTTGTTCTGCTAAGAAATATAATGATGCTGTAATAGCAGCAACTGCTACTGTCATAGCTAATATATCAACAAATGAGGTCTTTTTAGTACTTTTTGACACCGTATAGAAATCAGCAGCTAATACTGCTAAGATCGAACCTAAAGCAACAGCTGCTTTTAATAATCTATCTCCAGAGATCATTGACAATACGCCCAAAGCAGCTACAATGACACCTATTTCCAAAGCCATTGCCAAGACCGTTTTCCAAGCTTCTTTATCAATAATTTGTCCGGCACCAGCCAATGCAAGAGCCAAAACAATAATTACAATACCCAATGAAGCCGCGCCAGCCAATAACTTTTCTGCTGGGAAAATAGATAATACGGCTAAAGCTGCGACTATTGTAACAATCATAACACACATTGCTAAGATTGTTCCAGTTGCCTTTAAGCCATTCTTAGATACTGCAGAAGCAAGACCTAATGCAACTATTATGGCAACAAGCCCAACAAATATTCCAGCTAAAATATCTAAACGTTTCTCGTAATCATTTGGAATTTCTAACTCGAATAGCTTCTTTACTGAAAATATCGTTAAATATAATGCGGCAGATATAGCAAGTATTGGAGCAGCTTTAAAGTTTTGTCCACCCAATCTTGATGCTGCAATTGCCAATATTGTTACGCCGCTCATAACTTTTCCAAGTAACAGTAATCTATCATTAGCATCACTTGGGATTTCTAACCCAAATAATTGCTTTAATGCAAATATAACAATAATCATAGCAGCAGATAATTCAAGAATTCCCTTTGCTGATTGAGAGAATGCCATCATGCCAACTGTTAACTTGTCTCCCAATAGAGACATAACAGCCATCAAACCAATCATAACAGCTGCAATTTCAGCTATCAAGGTAACCGCTTTATTCATATTCTCAGAATCTTTTGAATATGCCACAGCTAATACAACTATAGATGCAACAATTACACCAATAGCTATTGCCATATTCTTAATGGCACTTGCGATGGCTTTCCATTTTACGGCTTTTGTTAAATTGTTTAAAGATTTAGTTAATCCAGTTACTAGATTATTTAAAGCAGTCTCAATGGTGGCGCCTTTTGTAGTTAGTTTATTAAATGCTATCATAGCTCCTGTTAATACTAAAGCAACGCCGGAAAGAATAGCAGCACCGGCAGCTACTTTTTTCAAATCAGCAAAACTAAGCAGAACTAAAGATACTGTAAGAATACCAATTGCTTCTGCAATCTTTAATATTGTATCTGCTTTTAAATCTTTTTGATAAGCCACCAATGTGTTCTTAACACTTCCAAGGAGATTCGGTATAGCTTGTAAATCCGATCCTAATTTCTCAAACGACTTAATGGCTTTAATTACTGTATAGATAATACTTACACCGCCAGCAGTTGCCACTATTCCACCTACCGAAATATCTTCAAATAATGGTGAAATTGTTTCTTTAAACCAATTAATAAATCCGGTTACTGTAGTTTTAAAGCTTTCAATATTATTAACAAGGGCATCAAATGTAAAAGCATCAGTAATATTATCAATCCATATTTTCATATTACTTAAGAACGTATTGAGTCCCTCATTACCTTTGAGAACATCAATAAGTCCTTGAACAGCTTTGGTAAAATTATCGAACATCGATGTTACCGGTGCAAAGTCTATCTCGTCCATGTTATCTTTGACGCCACGTATATTATCAACAAATGTGTCGATTGCTTTCCGAGCATCTTCGGGAATCATCTCTTTTGCATTATCTGCAAAATCTTTTATATCATCAATAAGTCCTAAAATCCAATTACTTGCATCGCTGCATAAGTTATTAAACGTTTCAATAGCCGTGCTTATGAATTCCTGAACAATTGGGAGATTATAGACATATTTTATTCCATCTTTAACAAGATCTATAAATTCAGACAAAGAGCTCATTGCTGTCTGAATCCCGGCAGAAATATCTATGTATATAGTTTTTAACGTTGTAGAGCTATTAATCCATTCTGTTATTTTGGTAAGTCCTCTACCAAAAGCACCAGCTAATGATAATACAAGGTCTAGTAAAGAGCCCATTGGCTTTCCAACCGAAAGTGAAATTCCAAATAAATCAGCAAAGCCGCTAACTACTAATTTTACAACATTAAATATTCCTTCAAAAGCATCATGAAGATTTTTACTGCTTTCTTCAGATAATTTTAATTTAGAAGTTAATTCTACTATTTTATCTGCAAATTTGACTACATCATCGCCTTTAAAGCTAAGAAATACATCTGCAAAAGCTTCGCCAACTGGTTTAAGTACAGAATATAATCCTTTGAATAAATTCTTAGCAACTTCTACACCATCTAAAAAGACAGCTATCGGTTTTGACATGTCTAAATTGGTAAGCCATTCTGATATACTTTTAGCTGCATCTAATACAGTATCAGTGAACTGTTTTGTTAAAGTCTTTTGATCACCATATGCATTTTCCATAGCACTTGTGAATATGTCAAGGCTTATTTTTCCATCTTCTACAAATTGAGTAATTTGAGCAGTACTTACTTCCGCATCTCCGGTCATTTCACTTATGGCGGTTTTTGTAGCATATGTGGCACGAATTGTTCCATTGGTTACACCGTTAATATAGTCTGTTAATGTCCCAATTGAATCAATTCCTTTTGAAGATAATTCTTTCAAGTTATCAGAACTTACTGATCCATTCTCATCGATCGTATTAAATAATTCGGTAAGGGCATCAGTACCCATACTTGTTACTTTTGACAATCCAGAAATAGCGCTTGCCTGTTCGTCGAATACTACAGCTGATTTCACGTCATTAATTCTGGATTTCAATGAGTTGAGCATTAAGATTAGATCACTGTTTTGCTCAATAAGTGGTGAGAAGAATCCGGCACCTATTTTGGCAAATGCAGCCTTAATATTTGACATTACACCATTGAATGTCTCATTTGCTCTAAATGCTTGATCGCCAAATGCCCAGTTCATAGCAGCTGCAAAGTCTTCGAAACTAACTTTTCCCGCCGAAACCATTTCTCGAACTGAAGCTTCAGTCATATCAGATTGTCCCTGAACTTCTCGATAGTAGTCGGCAATTGTTGAAGCAGCATTTAAACCTCTTGATGACAGTTGCAATAACTGATCGCCCATCAATCGGCCGTTACCGGCGACTGTCGTGAAGATTCGTGAGATGCTCTCATATTCTGAGTTGGTCATTGAAGCAACGCCGACTATACCTCGAAGCGCTGTCTCCATGTCATCACCAGCTTGTAAACCAGATGCTGCAAACTGAGCAGCGGCTTTGGCAGCTTCATCATAAGCATATGCGGTATCAGAAACTGAATCCATAGCATTATCCATTACAGCCTGAACTGCTGTTTCGTCTTTCAATAAAGCCTGCAACTGGAAATGAGCATTCTCAATATTTTGGGCTCTCTTTAAACCTCCACTAATAATAGAATCTGATACATAACTTATAGCACTTGATGCCATATTCATTAGGGATGTTGTAATGTTGGAAATTACTGTCATTCCTACAATTCCAAGAGTTGAGAATCTATTTTGGAGTGCCTCAATTCCAGCAGCAATTCCTGATAAATCTACATTATCAGCAGCTTTGTCTAATGCATCAAAACTTTTTGCTGCATCATCAAGATCTAATGACTCTTTTAATTTATCAAGTGTATTAAGACTTTCCTTAACCCCACTCTCAAATTGGTCATTATCAAAACGCATCTCAACAACTCTACTGTCAATTGTTGAACTCATATACTAGTAACCTCCTTCCATGCCGCTTCTGCCATTTCATCAAATATTGGTTGAAGAGCCGGATTAATGTAATCCCGTCCTTGAACATATCCTCCATTTCTAGTGGCATGACCATATTGTAAAATTACTGCAATGTTTACACCTCTATTGACATTTAAATTATTCCAAATTATAGAATAGCTACTTCCATTTTGTACTATATCATATGTCCATGATGCAGCTGTCAAACCTGTATCCATAGGGGTGTTAGCAGCCAATTCTCTAACTCCTTGAAGGGCATACTTCTCTAGAATTGCTTTATAGTCCTTTCCAAATGACTTCTTCAAAAGCTTTTCAGTATTCTTAAAGTCTCCCTTTTGTTTAAAGCTGATTATTGACATTACTAATCACCCCTTTTTTATTTCTTTTATGCTTTCTTCAGTTTACCCTGCTTTAATAAATTAAGCATTTTGGTATTCTGGGCAGATGTTCCGGTATAAGATGCAATACCGTTTGCTGCTGCAATCTTATTACGATTTGTCTTGCTGCTATCCACGCCGATTGCTTTCAAAGCATCAATGATACTTGTGGATGTTCCGGTATACTTTTCATAGTATTCTTCAGAATCAGACGCTGTCGTTCCACTGCATACGATTTCGGTATGACCTTTCTTTGGAGTTACAAGAATATCTCCAAGCTTTAACTCGGATAACGGCGTTCCGGTAATCTCTTCAAATCCTAATGAAAGCAATACTGCCGGCTCTGTTACGGTATTGAAATCCGGGATATCTTTTTCTAAAGCGCAGGCAATACATGTTCGAGCGTCTGATGAGCAATCAAGCTCACATGCTGTTTTTACTTTTGCCGGTTCCCATCCGGCAGCTTTAGAGGCAGCGTAACCGGTATTTCTTTGACCCTGATCATATCCAAACTTATCATTATTTGCAATTGTCTTGGCGTTCGTTCCTATCCATTTTGCAATATTTGCTTTAGGATATCTGAAAATTCTCCATCCTAATTTGTGCTCATATGCAGATGTGATACGGATTTCCTTACCGGTCTGATCACCAGCTTTTCCTCCAGTATATTTACCATTCTCATCATGGCATGCTCCTGCGAATTGTACGATCATTTTGTTACCTCCTTTAAATTACCCTTTAGAATGATGCTTAGCTCTTCTTGCGGCATTTAGCTTTGAATTTCGAGCTAATATATCACGTTGGTTCATTTTCTTAGGTGGTGTATTCTCAGCATTCACTACCCGAATTAATGTAAGTAAACGATTCAAATGCCACTTTTCGAATTGAACAGGGATCTGCAAAGTTATCATCCAGCAATATATAAGTTCGGCAGTAACTACTCTTTTTCTGCTTGTTGCCTTTTTATTTTCATTGTTATTACTGAACCATGTTGCTGTCATCGGATCTTCAATGTAATCAAAAATTTCTTTCATTACCGTTTTCGGTATATGATTGTATATTTCAGGATTCACGTTTTGAGTAAGGGTCATATAACGAATGTAATCCTGAATTTCTTCATCAGTTTTATCCTTTTTATCAAGAAAAGGCTTGTGCCATTTACTTTCCCATTTTGCTAGGGAGATCAGCGAATGTTCTAATTGCAATTTCGTTTCTGGAATGTTAATAAATTCTTCAGTTTCCTCATCCCAAAGCTCTTGTTTCGGTATTGTAATTGACAACATTACATCAACCTCCCTTTTAAAGCACATTTATTTGAGATAGTCACTCAAATTTGATAAGTCCACTCCGCTTACATTTTCAGATAACAAATCGGAGGCAGTCCCCTCCAAATCAATACCATCTGTCAAACTTGAAATGTCCGGAATAGCAGATTCGATAGCACTTTTAATAGAACTCGTATCAACTGACCCGGAAGAAAAAGAGATATTTGGTATTGAAATATTTGGAATCGAAATACTGGGTATTGAAAATCCTTTCATTATACTACCTCCTTTTATATGTTAATTTGATGTGGCCGGAGCTTCACCAAGATCCTTCGGAATATAGTCTTTGATTTCATCCGGAAGTCCATCTTTATTTTCCTTAAGAGATTTAGCAACTTCATCAGCAAGCTTCTTAGGAATAATTCCATTTATGAAAGCAGCCGCCTTATTTGCATCGGTAACGATCTCCATGAACAGCTCGGAATATGCTTCCGTCTGATAGAAATCGAGCCAAATCTCTTCATTTTTTTCGAATTTACGGCCATCCAAACTCTTTCTACCATATGAACGATGGATTAAATCTTCAAAGATTTCCATGATTTTGGCGCCGTTTCGCTCATTGGCAAGTCTCAAAAGAACCTTGTCGAGGGTGTATTCTCCGGTTGTGGTAAGCCATTTTGTGAGTTCGGCCTTATCGAGATTGAAATAATGTGTTTCAGTTCTTTCAGTTCCTTCATAGTCTGTAAAGGTAATTGTCTTTGCTAACATTTAGTTTTTCTCCTTTCATGATCAAAGAATAACAGAGGCCAAATCTTTAAATAGAAAAGGCCCCTGTTACTATAAATGGCTTTGTATTTTGAAATACGATTAGCCGGCTACTTTGAAGATCTCTTTCAATTCCTCCGGAAGAGGAAGCCTTGCAGTGCTGCCGGTAGAATCATCGTCGCCGTCGGTTCCATAAAGAATATCCTCAAGCGCTGCCAGAGCAACCTTGTCTACCTTTGTGGAATCGATAGTTACCGATGCGATCGGCTTATAGCCGTCTGTTGTAATCGGCGTGGTTGTGATTTCGTAACTGAATGAAATAGCCTCCGGGCTGTCATTAACAGATGAGTAACCTTTCTCGGACGGGGATGCAGAGCATCCATAGATCATATGCAACTTATATCCATAGTCATCGCCATCGACATCGTTTCCGATCTTGGTTCTGTAAGAAAGACCGAAAGTGCTTCTCTTCTGCTGCCCGAAGGTAACACCCGGAGCAAATTCAGTTGTTCCATCACACTGTGCCCATTCATCCGGATATGAATAGCATTCAACAGTTAAGCCGAGTTCCTCAGCGCTCTTAAGATTCAGATATTTCATGTTATCAGCATACAAAGCTGTATCTTCTGCTCCTGACGGACTCTCACTTACTGAAGTTAATCCGCTCCAGGATACTCCGTTGGTATATGTTCCATTCTGATAAAGATAAAGAACACCATGGTCGACACCGGTTTCATATGTTCTTTCGCCGACCTCATCCCATACTAATTTAGGCATAATTAGTACCTCCTTTAATAATTTTTAATAATTTAATGTGAATACAAAGTGATTCAGATCATCTGACGAAAATTTCGTATCAAATTTCCATTTTGGAAGTTTTAATACTTTACTTGCTATCGGGCTATCAGGATCCTCGTCAATGATCGTAATCTCCCATACAAAAGTTGACAAATACTTGAGGTTATCTGCATTCAGATTATTCTGCCCAGCTAAGTCATATACTATGCATGGATAATTCATTTCCATTCCGGTTGGGGGAGAGTAGTAACAATTTCTGCTCCCAAGAATATTACAAAGATACTCATGAAGAGCTAGTCGTTTCTGCTCCAGTTCCATTATAGACACCCCCAATCGTTAAAGTGATTCGTGGATAGCCAATTTCAACATTTGTGACTTTCCATTTTGACCCTTTCCAGCTAATGTACTTGATGGAGGTGATATTCTCTCGCATATACATATCGGAAAGTATGCTAATTGAGTTATTTAATCGTAACTCATCATTTTGGTATTCTGTTGACTGAAATTTTCGATTATCCCAGCTAATATCACCAGTATAGTCTTTTTCAACCATTTTGGATTTGTACACGCCGGGTTTAACCTCAACACTTTGCAACCAGAATCCAACCTTCCCATAGAATTTCATCTAGAAAATCACCTCCATTTTGAAATACGATTAGCCAGCTACCTGTGGATCATTCCGAAGAATGGTAAGAGCGGAATACGGCTTGGTCAGGGCACCGGAGATGCGGGTCTCGATCAGGTACTCGTATTTATTGAAGTCAAGGTCGAAATCATCGAACAGGTTCACTTCGCCACCCTTGTCAGCGCCAACATTGTAGTCAGCCAGATTAGTGATCACACCGATTAACGGCATATCAGATTCACCATTCTTAATAGTCATGCCTTCCATCGGCTCAACAGTAATGATCTCTTTCACACGAAGAGCGGTAGCCAGCTCAGATTCCGTCTTGTAAATCTTGTGACCGATGCCATCCTCGATAAGGAGCATTTCGGTAACAACATCCTCGGTGGTATAGAAACTCGGGTTTCCAGATCCCTTGTAATTCTTGCGAGAACGGATAACTGCATTGATTGTGTTCTTTGCAATTGCCTGAGCATCATCATTTACTGCCACATCAACAACAACCTTGGTATTGAAGAGCGGCACATCCAGTGCAATTGGACGAATGTGATCCGTCGGGATATGATCATCGGCATCTGTAGACCGGCCATCACCGATAAGGATCGCACGTGCAATTTCCTCATTAAGCATTACCCGCATCTCAGATTTGATCCATGCAACAACATCGAAATCAGTGATATCGATAATATCATCGCGATCCATCTTCTGAAGTTTGTAGATGGTGGTCGGATCTGTGGTACGCTTCAGAGTCGTGAATACCTCAGTCTTCTTCTGCTTACCTTTGATGTAACCCTTCGCACGAGCCTCGTCTTCGGTAATGTTTGCATACTGAGACTTAATACGGCTGAACGGAGTATGGTGTACTCCTGACATAACTTTCGAAACCCAATCCATATCTCTGGAGATCCACTCCGGCGGATTGTTCAAAGACTTATAGTCCGGGAACAGCATATCCGGATCATTAAATCCATAAGTCTGGTTTCCAGTTGCAGTTACCATACCGGTTGTGTCAAGTGCATGTGCCAGAACCCCTCCTTCTTCGAAATTCTGGTTAACTGCCTCACGGAGAGATCCCAAGCGCTTTGCGTCATCGAAGATCTTCTCGCAGTCAGCGTGGCTAAGATACGTGGATTTCTCCTCGTTATCAAATACGTTGTGCTTCATTCCTTCATCCTCCTCATCATCTTCATTTTTAGAACTCTTGCTTGATTTTGAATCCTGAATAGCCTGACCTACGATGATCGCTACGGCTTTCTTCTGTTTGTCAGTCAAGGTTTCATAGACGTCTTTTACGGTTTCGTCATTACCGTTTTCCTGCTTTTCGGGCTCTTTGTCAGCCATGTCTTTCTCCTCCTTTGATTTCTCTTTTTCGTTCTCGTCTTTTCCGGAATCCTCTGAATGATAGAGATCAATACTTGATCCTGTATAGAATACTCCTTCACTATCGTAGTCTTCCATTGGTTCGCCATGAGCCATTACAGACTCAATGAATGCGCCAGGATTGGCTCCGGCAAGAACAAGACTTACCTCTCTGATTACCCCATGAAGTACCTCGTGGCCTGTCTGCTGAAGATTGTTGGCCCAAATGCTTAAGGACGAAACGTCCCCATGCTGCACCTGTTCCTTTGCATCCCTGCCATTTGCAGTATTGTTAAAATAGCAGTAAGCATAAACGCCCTCATCACGATTCTCAAGAATAGCATGCCCAAGGACATCACCAACTGAGTTATGCTGGTGGTTCCATACAAGCGGAACCTTCTTATGATCGTTTACTTTGAATGCATCTCTTCGAATGATACGGCCGTCAGCACAAGTTAAATCGTTTTTTGTTGCCCATCCGGCAAAGTCCCAATTACTTGGCATTATAGTCACCATCCTTTTTAATATTGATTTATTACTAATAAAGTTTCTGATCAATTCATTTATTTTGCAAGCATTTGCTTAGTTCCCTATATGGTTTAGCCTTGCTAATGCTCACTTATTGAATTTATTGATCATCATCTTCATCGGTATCTGCGTTATTTTGGCTTTCATCATCTCCCTCATCTGGGTGATTCAGATTACTATTACGAAGTTCATCTGCTTTCGGATCGTCTGATGGTTTCAAACCAATTACAGAACGAACCTCATTGGATGTCATGATCTCATTTCTTGTTAACTTGTCGGACATTTCTGCTAACTGATTAACTGGAATGAGTTTGAATGGATCACTAAAGAATCTAATTGCCTGACCTTGTGTTCTGGCAGTTTTAGATATCCATTTTCTCTCCATGTTTTCAACAATGGCCGTAAGAATAACAGCAATCGTTCTATTTTGATAATTCAATTGGGTATTCTCATCAGCGGTCCCATCAAATATACTTTGTGTTAAACCTAATTGATTATACAATTCAAAAGTTAAATCTTTAGCCTGTGACCATAGGTTATTTTCAACAGATCTGTTAAGCTGTGTAATATGCTCCGTGGAATCAATATAACCTATTCCATACTGAGAACCAGTTAACTGAGCCTCCAAACTCTTTCGCCTCTCTTCGGCTTGAGCTTGTCTGGCTGATGATTTTATTGAATATGGCAATTGGACAATTAAATCCATTTTGCCAGCGCTGCACTGTTCATTTGTACGATCAAGCTGATTAAGAACCCTGATCAACCTTTGCAGGGTCGAGTTCGGTTCGTTCATTATGGAGTAGAAAGGATTCTCGATAATGGCAGCAATGCTTTTCTCCACAACTATTTCTCGTTTCTTTCCAGTTCGTTCATCGTACAATTCGACTTTGACATGCTGTGGATACCATTCAACAATCTTTCCAGTTCGTAAGGAATAGATTTTATATGAATCGGTTTGATACGGATCAATATCTGTATCAACTGGCACAACGGCTACACAACCTTCATCGAACATAGACATAACGATATCTTGTATGAGCTCTTTTCCTGTCTGATCTATATTTGCTTCTTTTGTTAAAGCATTATTGAGATCCGATTTTATAGTCTCTTTATAGTTACCGTTTTCATCTAATCGTACATGTTCAATCTTCATAGATGCGACATCGACCGCAATTCTATTGTAAATAGAGTTTACAATTGTACGAGAATTATTTCTTGATAACCTTGCTCGATCGGGCCTGTAATATCCGCCATATCCACTTCCATGATAGTTAAAAGTGGGATCTCTGCCTAGAAATGCGTTCCATCCATTTCGGAACCGTTCTGTTAATTTTGACATTAGTTTGGTCTCCTTTTATTATTTTCCGGTTATTTTATTTTTTATTGTAACAACAGTATCTTTCACTTTATCAAAAGCGTTCTCAAGAGTTCTCTGAGCTTTAGCAGATGGAGAGTTAAGTTGCTCTTCCATAGCATCAAATATCACAAGATTTTCAAAAGCACGTTCTGCATCTTTATAAGTTGGATCTTCAGAATCAACAATATTAACATAATCAAATGCCAATTTTGTTTTATAATTTAACAATGCTTGCTCGTCTCCGGACAATATTATTTCTTTATATTCTTTGTATAAATCATTATCAGATTTAGATAAAACTGGTCCGTCTTTTATTTGTTCTTTGTAATCTTTTTTAGCAGACGACCACGTACTATCATCATAATAATATCTTCCATTTTCTTTCTTTATGTATTTATGATTTCGCCATGTGCTACCTTTAGCCGAATGCTCTAAGTAACTGGAAGGGCAAATTATATATGTTTTTTTTTGCTGCATCATTCTCCTCGCTCCTTTTTTATTATTTTCCAGTAAGCGCATCTAAATATGCTTCACCAATTATTCCATATACTTCTGCCTGGTTCTTTAATGTATCTACTTGAGCTTGGGCCGTTCTTCTGGTATGCCATTCAAAAACTTTAAGACTTAATTTCTGCATTGCTTGATCGAACTCTGGGCTATTTATTACAGCTGATCCAACGAGTGCCAACCCACCCACAGCAGCAGACGTTATAGCAGTTGTAAGTACGGTCTTTGCGGCAACTGAAGCAACTATTGATGCACCTTTAAGCAACACTTTTCCCGTTGTAGCCGCTGCCTTCTTTGCTGTTTCTTTTATTTTTGCTTTTTTTTCTTTTGCACCATCACCATTACCAGTACCCCATGCATAACGTCCGCTTCCACGTCCGGGAGGGTTATCATCATGACCTTTTCCGAAATGCACAATATCGTTTGATTTTGGTGCTATGATGTATGTACTCATTTTTTACCTCCTTTTAAAGATCATTTTTCTTTATCTTTGATATCATATCATCAAATATGCTTCCGAATTCATTATAAAGTTTCTCATTCATATATGATGACATTACTCATTACGCTCCTTTCGTATAACTTCCTGCATATCATAATTCTTGTTAGCGTTGAGTTTCATTGTGTCGCTTATTTCTTTAATACCAACTGCTGCTAATCCGGCTAAACCAGCAGCTGCAATTGGAACTGAACCGAGAATTAATCCACCACCAACAGCAGCTATAGGAACCGCGTCTAATGCAAGATTTATATATGTTTGTCCAACTTGACCAAGGCTGTAAGCATTACTGATCTTTTTCAACTTTTTTTTCGTTGACAGATTTTCATTACTTTGAATTGCCGATACGTTCTTACTTACTGATCGTTGAATAATTCCTTGCTTTTTTTCTTTTGCACCATCACCATTACCAGTGCCCCATGCATAACGTCCACTTCCACGTCCGGGAGGATTATCATCATGGCCTTTACCATAGTGCATGAGATCGTTTGATTTTGGTGCTATGATGTATGTACTCATTTTTTACCTCCTAAGATGATGAACTCTTTCTTCTGTATGTTCCATCAATTCATTTGATATACTTATGCTCTTCCCAGGTAGATCCTTTAGCACTATGAGCCAGCATGGCTAACCCTACTCCATTGAATTCCTTAAAATCTGGTCTCATTTTGAAATTCCTCCATAAAATTATTCGAATGCATCTTGGTTAGCTTTGTAAGCTACGTAGGCATCCATCATAGCAGCTACATTATCGATCTTCTCATCCTTGCGTTTCTTATAAAGCTTTCTGTTTCCGTTCGTGTCTTCAAGGACGATACAATTGCCCATCGCAAATACCATGAGCGACTCATCGAATAGCAGAAGCCGATCTTCGGCCATCGCTTTAAGCTCGCCAAGGGGAACTGATTCGGTCTTAGATCCCTGAGGAACCTTCTCAACACCATACGGTCCATTGTCTGTGGACCATCGTTCAACGAATTCCTTTGCATTATATGGATCATATCCGAAGCAACGAACATCATATTCAGAATCAAGAATGAATTGATCAAGATCCTCGTAAACATCAATCATGTCAAGAACTGAACCAGGCATGACAATAAGAGAACCTTCTTTGATAAACTCCTCATACTTCTGTCTCATTGCTTTAAGGACCTTGTTAAACGTTCGTTCGGTAATGTATGATCTTACCTTTATTCCAAATCGCCCACCAGAAAGAGGGAACAAAAAAGTAAAAGCACAGAAGTCATCACCTTGAGAGAGGTCTGCACCAAGAGAACATGGCTGCTTCCAATACGTTCTATATCGATGCGGAAGAGTTTCTTCATACGGGAAGAAATACGTATATCCTTCCATTGGAATTCCAAAACGTTTTGCCAGTATGTCGTTTCTTGATGCTGGAGCTTTTTCAGCTCTTTCAACGTCAAGTTGATACGTCTCATAAGTTACCGTTTTATCAATATTTGGATTTGCTTTAATCCACATATCTGGATCAGAAACTTCAGAGACATCATCTAGTTTATACCACCAAATGGAGACATTCTTGGCATCATACTCGCCCTTTAGAATGTCCATTAATTCCATTTTAATGGTATCACCAGCACCATTACGAACAGTTCCTTCTGAGCTCATTGCTATAATCAGATAGTCATCAACCTTAGAAGCACCCTGTTCAAGAGCACCAATCACATCCTCTCGAATGTCACAAGACAGCCATTCATCGACCGTCGAGTATTTATTTTGGAGACCTTGCAGTTTTCCTATGCTCATAGGTCTTACTTCGAGCAATGAATTCGTTAAGAAATTTTCGATTCCTTTTTTCGTAGAAGCGAGTCTTGTCCGATTTACTTTAGAACCTGTCGTATTTTGAAGTGAGCCCTCTGTTAAGAATTGGAAGAATGGTCCACGCGCTCTCGTAATTGCAGTGCGCAACGGACTTAGCATTTCCTCGGCTTGTTTCATGGTTGGAGCTGTTGTTACCTGATGAGTAGTTGACGGATCAATCGTTAAACCATACGCCTGATGGCAGGCTCCGTAAACAGTCTTCGCGGCACCTCTGGCTACAATCAAATACTGTTTATTCGTTAGGCGTTTCTTTACAGTTTTTCGGATGTAATGTCCTCTTCCATTCTTAGAACGTTTGTAAACGCTTCGTTCAACGAAATAGTACCATCCATAAACCTGCTCTCCCCATAATTTAAATGAATCGAGAAGAAACATATCGGAGCCATCAGTTAATGTTAGCTCGTTCTCGCAGAATCGTATCCATCCTTCTACTGCTTGATCGTCGTAATAGATTCGTGGGTCTCGTATGAGTTTGTCTATTCGATTCATCTCTAATGAGATTGTCTCGCAGACTGGAAAGTCGCCACGTAATACGGCATCGCGAAATTCCCCGTAGTACTTAGGCGTCGCCGTATTAGATAACATGTGGTTTCAACTCCTTTTATTTACTTTTGGATTTTTCAGAAGATCGTTTTTCCGCTTCGCTCGTTATCTTGGCAGCTTTGTCGATCTGCTCATAAATTTCAACTCCGATTTTAAGCCAGTCTTTTGCATTTCCAACCTTTTTCATTGTATTATTAATGGCATTCCAACTCTTATCCAGATCTTTTTGAGCATAGCCGGTCATATTGCTCTGCCACTGAATCCTGCTAAGAGCTTCATTTCGTTCCTGAGCTGTAAGTTCATTAGCATACTGAAGAACTTCAGAAGCAGTTCCTTCTCTTAAAACTCTTGCTTTATCAGCATCATGCTTTGCTTTGGCTTCTTCGGCAGCTTTTCTTTTTGCTACTTCTTCCTGAGCAACTTTTGCAGCTTTTTCCTGAGCTTTCTTTTGTCTTTTGGACTCGATAAGTCCGGATAAGCCACCTTTCTTTTTTGTTCCATACTCAGCTTTTACTGTAGCTTTTGAAAGTGGATATGGAGGTCCATTTTTCTCTCCCCATTTTTGTCCCAATCGTCCATGATGATACAGTTCGTCGGAACATACGATTATTCCTCTATACTCTTTCATAACTATATCACCTCCTATTCAAAAGTTTCTGGCGGATCAACCTCATAGTTCAATCGACTCTCATATTCTTTAATCTGCTCTTGATAAGCGGAAAGAACTGCTGCAATTGTAGGTGGATCGAACATGAGTTTTGTTTTCATGAAGACATAACTCTTTACCATGTTAAGTCGCTTATTATCTCCAATAAATTGATCCCAAGTTTCATCATTTGATGTTATTGAAAAACCTTCCTTTGGACCAACTCCAAGCTGAGTCAAAACATTAAGCGAAGAATTAATACACATGATAACATCTGGATCGAATTGAGTAAAGTCATCTTCAATCCCAAGACTCTTTTTTGTACTAGATAAGATGCTTTCCTCATTCGCCATGGTTTAATCCTCCTTGAAATATTCCTCGGCTACATATCCGATAGTTTCTTTACCGGTCACAACCGTCTTAACCTGATAGTAGCCAGGAACTTTGTCAATGATCTCAATTTTATCCCCTTCATTCAACACGGTTAAAACCTGAGCTGTTGCTGAAGGGAATTTTCGAAGTCTAACGAATCCGGCGTTTGCCACCATTCCGGTTCTTACCTCGGGCTGCTGTGCTTCATTCTTTTCTGTTTTCTCCGGTTCTTTTGCTGCCGGCTGCTGCGAACCCTCTTTAGCAGGATCCTGACTATTTTTTTCTGTTTCTTCATTTTCCGGTGATTCTACTTCCGGCTGCTGGCTCTCTGTTTCTTTAACATTTTCATCAATTTCATTGTTCTTTGCTGTTTTCGTACTCATTTTTGTTTACCTCCATAGACATGTGTCGTTTTTTTTCCTTACAACTGGTTCTTTTTGTAAAAGATCTTTATCACCATAGTGAATTGCATTATGTGTGTTATGAGATGTTGAAATGAGATTCTCCAAATCAAGAACACAGTGCCTTCCATAAATGATATCTGCAATTGTAATAGGGTTGATATGGTGGACTAATATTGGCCCATTAATTTCATAACCTTCCATACCCAAGTCATATCCCTCATCTCGAATTATTACTTGACGACGAACTGATTTCCATTCCGGAAGGCTATATAATTTTTGATTTAAGTATCGATGTCCATTAAAAGTCATTTCCCCAACTTGACTGTTCAATTTTAAATACTCAAATCTTTCCTCAAATGTTGGAAGCATTAACAATTCAGAATATGATTTACTCATCATAGTAATCATCCTCCTCATAGCCATCTTCATCTATGATTCCGGCGTAAGACTTGAAAGCTTCCAGCGCTTTGGCAGCAATTTCCTCGGATTTCTTTTGAGACTCAACCAACTGAGCTTTGGAATTTGCCAATTGTGACTCTGCTCGGATTTTCTCTAGCTCAACTTGCGCTTTCATTGTTGCAAGCTTGAGAAAATGCGTCACAATTTGCGAAGGAGCTGTATGATTTCTCAATTGCTCTTCGGCTTGATCCATTGCAAGACTTATCATGTAAGATTCTTGACCTTCTGGGGTTCGTCTCTCTGCTTTTTTTCTCCTTTCTGCCATGGTTATTCTCCTTTCTTTATGACTTTCCAGATACTCTTTATAAGAACCCAGACCCTTCTGGCGTACTTTTGCCAGACTTCTTGGGGTAAGTCCTTCGTTTGCAAAAGCTCAAGAAAGGAGGAATCTTTTACCATTGGATTCAATTTTGCCATCCGAATCTGAGCCCTTACAAAGAGAATCTGGAAACCCGCTGGAAAAACCAAAAGTGAAAATATAATTTTTCCTCCGGGGAATTTTTGAAGACCGGCGCGATAAGGGAGGG